CATACATACCATATAAACCAAACGAAATGTTTGAGTTGTTTAGGGTAGCATGTCCACCATTATTTACTCTAATTGAATAATATGAGAAGTTATTAAAGAAAGATACCAACTGAATGAAAACCTCTACCATTTACCAAACATCCTACACCATTTGGAGAAATCTGCGTATAAGACATCCAATACCATTGAAGCTAGTGGAGAATCTGGATCTATCACATCACCATTAACATAAAGACCTCCGCCGCCTGGTGGAATATCTTCATAAAGTTCTGTGAATGAATTCTCTTGATTTGAAATTTGAGAACAGTTCTGAACGTAGGGTGAAGTTGTAATAAATGCACCAGGTTGGAAAGCAACTGCAAATCCTTTTTCAGGATTTATTTGGTCTGGATATAATCTCAAACCACCCATTGTTACTTCCGCAATATAACATCCAGAGTTTACATAGAAAAGGTCTTCTGTGGGGTTTTTCGCGTTAATCTTGGTGATACGCAAACCGGCACCCCAAATGGTTGTGTTTTTAGGAAGAATCACAGGATTATCCTCTAAATACGTTCCAGCCTGTACTTTGATTACATATCCATTGAATATTGAACCAGTATCAAATCCATATCTACCGTCATATCCCGGAGATGCCAATGAAGCCGCTCTCTTAATTGTACGAAGTGGATATTGAATACTTCTACCATCGTTTGTATCATCTCCATCGGTTGAAGATACATACAAAGTTGGAACGTTAGCACCAAAATCTTTTGCAAGAATACCAGCATATCGTTGAGTATCAACCGCTAATAAAGTGTTTGATGCGGTTACCGCAAGAACGGTTTCAGGTGCTGCAACTTTTAATTGTCCATCAATTGTTAATGAGCCAGTTAAAAAAACCGAACCAGTTATTTCACTTTTAGAACCCGTTTCTGTTCCTAAAAAGAAACTTTTAGATACGAATAATGAGCCAGATATAATAGCATCATTTCCAACATTAACGTTTTGTCTAATGTTAAGTGAACTACTTATATCCTGTTGTTCTTCAATTTGTTTACGTGGTATCAGTCTTGCCATTATAGTATATCAGATATTTTACCTTTTATTTCAAAATCAGTTGCCACAACGGAAGCAGGAGCTAATGTTATAGGTAACAAGAAATGTAACCTCTATATTATTTTCATTCACACCAACATCATATCTATCTTGAGGTTGCTTTACTCCAAATAAATATACATCAATATAATCTTTCACACTATCTATTTCCAAAATATCTATATTAAACTTTTTGTTCAAAAGATACAGTGTAAATAATTGTCCACTTTCATCTAAATTTATATAATCTGGACTAAACGAATATATGAATGTATCAATATTAACATCTAAAACAAATTGTTTAAATGCCAATCTATCTCTCTTTTGAAGAATATTTGATTTATTTATATTTGGTACTTTTCTCGCCATTATTTAATAATTTCTACGTCACCGGTTATTTTTATTTCATCCGAATCAGTTAAAGCGTATGGGTTTCCAAAACGGTCAAATTCTGGAAACTGACTTCTGATAAATTTTAGAAGTAATCCATTTCCCTCGGATTCTAAAATATAATCTGCTTCTCTAATAAATAAACCATTTATAAAAATATCATACCTTGCAGTTGTTTTTCTAAACTTAGTAAGAGGTTCATATAAAGTTTTAATTCTAACATTATCAAGTTTATAAATCCAATAATAAGGATGTGACAAATCATATGAAAAAAATTCATATTCATTTGGCTCATTCACTTCTTTCATTATATTTTTTAATAATTTTATGTTCATAGCTCTTGGAATTTACCAGTTATTAAAATTTCATCGGCAACTTCTATTGGATATGCTAACGTAAATTGTAAATGTAATTTCTTTAGTATTACCATCATAAGAATATGTATAATATGTTGGAGATATAAAATCACCATTTAAATAAACTCTAAACCAATTGACAACATCAAATACACCAATCAACTCATTTGGTAAAACTGGTTGCTTTACGTTTATACAATTTAGCAGTTGTAGAATTAACAAACACCGCTTGTTGATGTCCTCTTATTGCAATAAAATTTACAACATCCGCATATTCTTGATACACATTCAATCCTGCAAATTTTCCTCCAGAAAGGTCCGTTTCAACTCCCCAAACAACTCTTTTTGGACTGAATGATTTATTCATAGTTGGTTTGTTATCAACAATTTCAGGTAAAAGATATGCGTTTACCGTTGTAGTAAATGAAGTTCTAATAACTTCTTTCTGCTCCTTGTGCAACTTCTTGCGAAGTTTCGAAAGAACTAATTGAACTTTTAAATTTAAAACCATCTTCCATTCCCCAATATCTTTCACTTTGATTTTGAAATGCTTCAACTAATACGTTCATGTGTTCGGTAAAGGATGTCCAAATTACCATTTCATATTGTATAGTTACATATGATGGAATTGATACACTATAAATTTCATAAACAGGTTGAGCACCGGTCAATTATCGAAAATCTATCATATCTATTTTTTGCAGAATATTTTTTAGCATATTGTATTGTTCCCGCCTCTTTGAAAACTGGCATAGATTCATTTTTTTGAATACTACTTCTTCTGAACATTACCATTGGTATTTGAACTCTACCTCTCTCATCTCTTAAATATCCTTGCTTTCTTGCTCCTTCCCATCTTTCCGCATTACCATAAATCAAAGGAACTTTTAATAAATTTCCATTTTCTTCTAAATTTGGAATAATAACTTTAGACATATAATCAGCTATCGCAGAATCTACATCTATAATCTTAACTCCTTTTTGGAATTGTTTATCTATTGATAATTGTTTGGCTCTATTTGTTTCTCTTTTTTCCATTATACAGTTCTCATTTCAGTTTGGATATTACTTCTTCTGCTCATAAACGTAGAACAAATAATTGAAAATTTATTATCAACTTGCCCACCAATCAATTGGTCCTCTCTAACATTATCAATTATCAAAATATGCATTATTATGAAAAATAATATCACCAACTTCAGGATAAAATCCTTTATTCTTCTAAAGTAAATCTATTAAAACGAAATTCTACTAATTGATTTTTATCTGGTCCGAATCCTTCGTAATCGGTAGTTGAACTTTCTCTTTCAATCATAGCAGTACATTCTAATCCTTGATAGTATGTTTTATTTAACGATTCTCCGTATAAATTAGTTTTACTATCTTCTATGATTAGTTTGTATAACACTACACTAGTTTCAACAACAACATCAACCAATTCTCTGGCTATGCTCTCAAAGAACCTTATATCTCTTGATAATGCAAATCTCGCCATAATATTAACCTATATAAATTGCTAAAGGTACTTTTCGTAACATTTCTTGATGTGCAGTAGCTTCTGTGTTTCTATTTTCAAACTGCTTTGTTCTACTTAATTCTTCCAAAGTTTCTCTTAATTGTGTCATAAGAGATTCTTTTTCCGTTTGGGCTTCACTTCTTAATGCAGCTCCATCTAATTGAATTTCTGCTCCAGGTATTGGAATTTGTGAATATTTTTCTCTCACAGCACCTAACATTTCTTTTACCAATGCAAGTGTATATTTTCTAATCCATTGTTTACCCACATCATTAATACCACCGTATTCCATAAAATCATAAGGAATATCAGAATAATCAGAAATCACATCCGGTGTTACGTTTGTAGAGTTGGTCACAAATTCATCTCTTACAAAATAATCAAAATGTAATTTTCCATAAAGATTGATATGCTGCGTAGTTGGTCTTGGGAATACTCTAATTTTACCATTTACAATATTAAAAGTAAATGCCGATTTTCTGAATTGGTCATTGAACTCAATTGCTTGAATTCTTAACATATCTTCAAATATTGGCATTAATATAAATTGTGCCGCTGGAGAGTAAGAACCAAACCCAAATTCATCAATAAGGTTTAACGTACCTTGTCCACTTACCGAATAAGGGTCAAAAAATCTATTAATCGCAGGTACTGGATCATGGAATACTTTAACAATTTCAATACGCTTTCCACTTTCAGAAACCGCGCTCCAAAGAGTATCTAAATCATATTCTTGTTGTCCGGCCTGTAATTCTATATACCCTTTCTTAATATCGGTATTTCCACCAACTCCGGCTAAAGTTCCATACGCATCAGAAATACCAATTAAAGTTGGTAGATTTGAACCCTGAACTAATTTACTTGAAAGGTTGGTGCTTTTAGATTTTCCTCTTAAAGTATCTAAATTATTACGAATATTGAATTGGTTTACCTGTGCACCATATTCCGATACGGCTTCTTCTAAACAAGCGTAAAAATTTTCATCTAAAAGTTCTATATTTTGAATAGGATACCCCAATCTCCTTGCACACCAAAGTGCCACTTTAGGAGCTTCTTCTTGGAACTCATAATCATTATCATATATTCCAAAAGGGGTTTGCCCTGGAAAAAACGAAGATGAACCAGGATATATCAATGTTTCTAATGCCATTATAAGTAGTTATTTTAACGTTACCTATAAATATTAGAAACAAAAAGAATAGTGTTTAGAAAGAGATTATCTTACCCAATACCAAAGAAAGCCAGGATTTGGGTTGTAGTTTGCCATCCAAGGGGT